ACAGCACTCACATTTTTCTTTTTTCCAAGTTTTTTTAATTCCTTGGCTACCTTTTCACCTTTCGGGAGCTTTAATTTAGCTTCGATTACTTCATTAAATGATTCCTTAAACGTCAGCATCCGCTTCAACTTCTCCTGTCTCTGTCTCCATCGCAGGTTCTTCAACTGCAGGAGCGTTATCAGATGCTCCATACATTTTAGAAGCAACTTCTTGTTTATGATTATCTAATGCGTCAATCAATTTATCATGCATAATACTATTAAAAGTATTGTTGCTTGCTTGCGCATCACCCGATTTTATATTATCAATTAATTCTCTTGTGTTCATAATCTCTCTGTTAAGTATTTATAAAAATGTTTATTTCCAGTAAACTTTATGTATACATTATGTTTATATAGCTGAATTAGACAAATCAGGATTGAAATCATCCGGTGTAACTGGATCATCTTTATTATCCTTAGCGATTTGTTTAATATCTTCATCAGTAAGTTTAAGAATATTTCTACGTACCCAGTCTTTAGACCAGAACGTACCAATATATTCATCTAACATTTGTACCATTTCTATTCTTTCACGAAGGATTTCTGCATCCTTCAATTCAGCATAGTAGTTATCTCTAGAATACTCAACAACTATATCTTCGCGGATATTTACCCAGTCACTTGGCACAATAATCTTCTTCAGGATTAACTGCCTTTTCAGTGCTTCATAAAATAGTGTTGAGAACTTATTACGAATACGATCAATAAATTTCTGGAATTTAAGTTCGTCACGCGTAATTTCTGAAGATCGACCAACAGAAAATGCATCTGCTTCAGTCAATCTTGACATAGGTATATTTAAAGACCTATATAATTTGTTTTGGAAGTATTGAATATCTTCGATCTCACCAAGGTTAGAACCACCAGGTAGAGTATCAATCTCAGTACCACGACCGCCCTCTCTACGTGGTAACCAAAAATCTTCCATAATATTACGATGAACCTTCTCATCTTTAATATTACCCGTAGCAGGATCATATACGATCTTATTACGATATCTATTCATCGTGCTATTTAAATATTCTTCTGCTTTACCTTTAGGTAGATTACCAACATCAATATAAAATATTCTACGTTCAGGTGCTCTAGATATACGATAGATAACAAGTGAGTCTTCCATCATACTTAATTGATTAATAGGTTTAAGGGCTTTATTTAAATAGCCAACAACCTTATTACGTTCTTCATTTAACATTCCTGAGTTAACCTGAATAATAGCATCAGTGTTAATACGTAAACCCTCACCATTTTGAGTCATTGAATCATCTTGGTACAAATAATACTCAGCAACTTCTTTAACAAGATCAGCACCAGTCTTAGGATCTTTAACCTTCTCAGTTTCTTTAATCTTACGAATCTTTGTAGGATCTATCTGTCTTAATTCAATTATACCAGCATCAGTCTTATTTGGATTAATAATAACATGATAGAATAAACGTCCATCAATATACCAACGTCTAAATGTGTCGTATGCTGTAGATGAGAAGTTAGTTAAATTAAGAATCCTTTGAAATTCATCTTGAATAAGCTCTTTAACTTTATCTGCTTGGTCTAGGTTATCAAGGTTTAGCTTAGCGATAACACCATTCTCATCTGTAATTGCTTCATTACATATATCTTCAATAGCCATATCTACTTCAGGATATGCAGCTATCGATCGATATTTCATGATTAGATCTTTATCGGATTGATACTTATCTCCACTAAGATCCATGTATTGACCAAAATAACCACCTGTTGGTGATATCTCATATGCACCATCCTCGTTATCTGGGGTAAACGATACTGGTTTTTTGTTTTGCTCTATTGATTTTCTTTTAAATTCAAAACCAAATAGTGATCTGCTTTCTGCCATAAAATTTTATTCCTTAAACACTCTTTCTTAAATATTATTTATAACACTTAAGAAAGAGTGCCTTTCGGCACTCCTTATGTTATATCGATGATTTACGTTGTTGTATTAGACTCCCAATACTGTATTTGTAACTCAACCTCAAACTCTTCGATAACGTTCTCTGAGCCATAGTCAAGCTCGATCGGTCCTAAAGTTGTAGGAAAAGTTCCTCTGATATCATAACTCTTTAGTACTGTACCATCTTTATCAAGTTGATCAACAATCATATCAGCCATATAAGAAGTAGGATCTGTTAATCCAGTATTTCTTTTATGCTCGTTAATCTCGTTCATCCACTCTTCATATTTGTTACGTACACCAAAGTCAGTATCATTTATTACAGTAATACTCCAAGGATCAAATGTTCTATCACCAGCTATTTGCAATTTACGACCCCTAAAAGGAACCTCAATTGGTGCAATAGTGCTACCTGGCAATGAAGCCATTTTACACATATAACTAGCTTTAGTTTGTCCAGCCCCAGTCAAGTTGCTTGCTCTGCCAGTTATACCAGCTGGAAAGTTCATAGTGACCTGGAATAGATTAGGTCTTGCTCCGCCGCCCTGTAATTGGGCTTTTATATCATCTACGCCTAAAATCGCCATGATTAATTACCTCCTGCAATTTCACTAAACTCAACACCAGTTCTCGTGGCAATAAAGTTTAATGTTATAAAGTTAATAGATCTTGCAGGTTTGACATAAATATCAGCAACAAACTTATTGCTATCTATAATGTTACCAGTGTTATTAGTACCATCACAAACAACCTTAAAGTCTGTAATACCTCTTCTTCCCTGAACATCTCTCAAAAATGGCTCAACCATATTTCTAAATTGAGCTCTCGTAAATTCATCATTAAATTCGAATAATGATGCTTTCGACGCTGTAGATACTGCTTTCTCAAGAACAATAAACAATCTACGAACATTGATTCTATCAAATGCACTTGCTTTAGATTGTATTGTTTTGTCACCAAATAACACTGTACCTTGACCAGGGAAAGTTACAATCGGGTTTACACCTGTCCTATATAACTCATCTCTATCCGCTTGGTTAGGGTTCCATGCTAGTTTAGTAACATTTCGAACATTACCTCTCGTGAATCCAGCTGGTGAGAACCATGCATCTGCAGTTAAATCCGCATTTGCTGCTAGTCCTGCCATAGATCCAGCTGCACATATCCAACGATAAACATCATTGTACTTATCGTAAACATATAGAGAACTTGAATCTGCAAAGCCGTAAGACGTTGAAGTTAAATTTGTTCTCCATGCTGCTACCGGAGTAAGCGGTACTGCTACGCCAACCGTTGCCGCTCTTTCAGGAGAGACAAAACCCACTGCATCTTTTCTTGCTGCACATAGTGCAGTTATATAATTACTTAATGTTCTTGTCTCAGTATTGCTTAATCCTGAGTTTGCTTGGAACACTAAACTTAAATCAACTGTTTCTGCATCAGCAAATTTATTATACATAGCAGTAGTTTCACCTAAAGTTAACGCATTATCATCTACTCCACCAGACAGATTAGAAAAGAATACATTCACTCTTGTAAATGCATTACCTGCTGCTGATTCTCCTGCATCTGTTAATGCTTTTCCACTTGCTGCTGAGTGATTTCCGATACGAATCCATTTTGATCTTGCATTAATATGATCTTTATAGTATAGAGTTGTACCGTCTTCTGCTTTAACATCATTAGCTTGACTTAAGTGTTGAAAAGATTCAAGAACTGAACCAGCTGTTCCTGTTATAGCACCAGTAAAATCTCTAACTACGATATGAATTTCATCATTTGAACCACCTACTGCAGCGGCTCCAGCTGATGTGCCAGGAGCACTATCAGTCCATAATTTCCAACTTGCGTTAGCTGTCCAAGATGATGGATCAGTTGCAACTTCTACAGTTAACGCCGTACCTATAACACCAGGATGACGGGCCATAACCCAATCTCCAGCTGCAATTGTTAATGTATCAAAGTGGCTATCATTTTTTGCTAAAATTCCAGTACCTGACGCTGTCGCGTTACGTGCTGATGTTCCTACAGCTCTGACAACTTTTAGCGCGTTGCCATAACTTAAAAATTGGGCTGCCGACAGAACGCTTTCAAACGTATCTGCATTTGGTTTTCCAAACTGATCTACTAATTCCGTTTCGCTAGTTACAGTAGTTATCTCTTCGCATGGGCCCCACTGGAATGCTCCAGCCATAGCTCCTATTGTAGATGATACCGACGGTACGACATTAGTCAAATCAATTTCTTTTACCTGTACGCCAGGTGAGTATAGATCTGCCATATTTATTCCTTTGTCATGTTATTTATAAGATTTATCATAATACGAATTTTCTCAATATACTTATTTATACTTATTAAGGTTTATAGGTTTGCCATCCAGGCCCGAACGGATGATTGCCTTCTTCATGCTGAGGCATATGCCCTACAGGTATGACTTCATCTTCTAATTGCTGTACTTTTTGTTTATATAACAATGTTTTCATATTAATATCGGTTGATTCTGCAAAGAATGGTGTGGATGTGAACCATCCAAACATCACTAAATTCATCATAAGATCATCATGTGAGTTAGAATCTGCTTGGTATGAAGATCCTTTTGCTACAAATGTCGACATTTCTCGAATTGTTTCTTCATCTTTTATTATTAACTTCTTCTGTGACATAATATCACGAAGGTTAGAACATCCAATCCTTTTAACTTTACTTGTCATAGTAACACCGATTGCATTTGCTTTCACCATAGATTCTACGAATACGTTCTCATATTCTAAATCATAATATAAACCATTACATACAACTTGTCCTGCATCGTTTGATTCAACTACAACATGAGCTTCGTTATAGTGTGTAGCATACTTGTATAACAGGTCAGGAAATAATAAAGGGCTTATCATATTATCACGGTATGTACATACCTGTGCAAAGGGGTTACATGATATATCTATAATTGTAAATGTTGAATAATCTTGACCTCTTCCACGAGATACATCGACAAACATGATATAATTATGACCTTCTTGAGGGTGGTCAAAGATCTTTACATTGTTATAGTATTCCTGTGGCTCTGCAGATCTTAACGCTAATAATATATCAGCAGATATTAATGTGTTTCCTGTACCGTGAAAACTATTGCCGAATTCCTGGTCAAACTG